CGCCAGGTGATGTCCGCCAGAACGCTTGTCGACAGCGTAATGTTCGCAACAGGCTCGTCGACCAGGGCTGCACGGATCAGCTCCTTCAGAACCGTGGTATTTGCCGTCGGCTTGTAGCCGATCAGCTTCAGCGTCGCCTTGTTCGTGGTGCTGCTCTTCGTTGCGGCCAGATCGTTGCTGGAGCGATCCGCCTTGAAGATGCCGATGTATACCTCACGGTTGCCGGCAGTCGCATCGTACGGCCCGTAGTAGATGCCGAGGATCGTTGGAATAACCGAGCTTCCACCCGAGGCTCCGCCGCTTCCATCCTCCAGCTCTGGATCATCTACCGTGGTTGAACCAACCGAGGGGTCGAACGGCAGAGCAGTGGCCATGAAGGCGCGATACGCTGCGTTGTACTCCTGATCCACGATGTTGAAGTCCCAGACCCCGTTAGCCTGGGCAGTGTGGGCGCTTGACTCCACGTTGTTACAGGTGTAGATCACGTTGGTATCCGTGGTCCCGGTTACCGTGTGATCGTCCGACATGGCGAAGAAATCTATTCGATTACTTCCACCCTTTGATTTGCTCATAACTCATATCCTAGCCCTCCCGGAAGGTGTGAGTTTCGTTGTCTATGTAAGGTTGGCGCCCGCCCCTATCATGCCTGTTAGAGCGTCCGGCAGGGCCTGCCCGCCGGGGTCCAGCGCCGTTCGTTGTCTACGTTGTCACATCTGCGAAGATGACCGCCCTGCCACTGCGTAGCGTTGCGATGCTGCCATCAGAAAGGGTTGCCTGTACATCGAACACCCCTGTTCCTGCCAGGGCGATTGTCGTGCCCGGGATATCGAAGGAGAGCTGCTTGGTTCCTGTTGCCGAAACGACCGTTCCGGTGACACTGGCGGGGGTACCGGCAATCCGGATGGTGATGACTACCGTTGCGTCAGTCAGGTCTGGCCATGCCTCCTGATCGTTATGTTCCGCCTCAGTGAAGAACACCGCGCGGGAACTTGTCCCGAGGTAATCATCACCTCTGACCAGAGGCAGCTCGTAATGCAGGTCAATTCCTGGCAGGGTTCGAAGTCCAGCCACCGCCGAAGGGGTTGCAGCCGTTGCTGTCGCTTCCAAGATTAAAGCTGCCAAGGTCAGCGGTCCAGTAGCTGTAGCACCGGAATCCGATTCTACTACTCCGGAGAGCACCAGCGGCGCGAACGTGAGATCGCCGGCGATCTGCCCACCGATCGATTCCTCAGCTGTCAACGTTCCCGCCATCGTCATCGGCGCCAGAGTCAGAGCCCCGAGAACATCCCCCTGCAGCTCCTCATTGGCGAACGCAGATAGATAAGGTTCTTCCAATCCAGCCGCGTCGATGATATCCTGAGCCTCCGACTGGGCCGGCTCATCCAGGAGGATGAAGTCTTCGAACACGTTGGGCTCGATCCCAGAATCGAGGAACGATACTGACGTTGGATCGTCGCTGTAGTTCTCGGTCACCGAGACCGTGTTCGGATTCGGTAGGTTGTGGAAGAGTCCCGAATGCCCGACGTTCTTGAACACGTTGCGCCGGACAACAACATCGGTCCCCCCCTCGTCGACGTAGATCCCCATATTCCAGAGGCTGGTCTCGTTGGCAGGGGTGGTATCATCGACGACGTTCTCCTCGATAGTCAGCCCATCCTGGTCGTACCCAGTGTTGATCCCTGCGCCGTCCCTTCCGTGCTGCATCACGTTCTCGATCAAGTTCTGGCCCACGTTCACTTCGTCGTTTCCGGGAAAGCTCACCGTAATCCCATTGTAGGGGGTGCGCCGAAGCCAGTTATGCTGAAACACTGAGCCCAATTGCTGCATGCCGAAGATCGCCATCGAACCATGGAACTCCAGGCCCACATCCTCGATCTTGTTGTTCTTCACCACCAGCGTCGACAGGCCCAGGCCTAAATCGTATTTCCCGGGTACCAAGCCGTTGCCGCTGATGTCCCGAATGTAGTTGCCGCTGATCTCGCCTGTACACTGACCAACCGTTTGCGCCCCCATGGACGTGCAGTGACGCACCCGGTTCCCCTCACCAAAGAAGATGTTGTAGCAGTCCTCGTAATACACAGCTGCGGGCGGAAAGAATGCCGCTTGCGAGTCCCAATCCCCCAACGGGTGAGCATCGTCGTAGAGTAGTCCCGAGTAACGTTCGGCGTACCCCGTCGGCATCCGGTAGTCCGTGTGCTCGAACACGCAGCCACTCACCCTCCAGGGATTCGTCACGCCGACAGCCCGGTGCAGGACCTCGACAACCGGCGCGAAGATCTTCGCGGTAGCCATCGATTCATAAGCGAACGGCTTATAATAGATCAGGTCGTTAGCCACGTCGTGATAGATCAGCCCCCGACCATCGGACGCAACCGCCGCGTCGAAATCCGATTTGCAGTTCTCGATCTCGTTGGGAAGCTCCTGGACATACAGGAACTGATGATCGTTTGGAGCTGGTCCGGCACCGAAGTTCAAGTACAGGTGGGCTTCGGCATTTACTGTGATCGCACCCGTGCCTGCATTGACCGATACCACCTTGTTCCGGGGGTGGTTGTAGTTCGACGCCCCGAGATTCCAGATCAGCTCGATCTGGTCGGGGTTCGGATCGGTCAGAATATCGTCCCCGACAGCCGTGTAGCCTGTCGACGTTCGAACCGGTGAGCCGGTCAGGCCAGATCCCCGCTTGACCCTGTATCGCCGGCGGTTGTTGACGAACAGTGCCCGCGGCGACACTCCGGAATAGGGAGCACTCCAGACGCCATTCACTCCGGTATCGGTCCAGCCGGTGATCTGCACACTCCCCCGGAGGCCTCCACGAATGTCAGTGTCGACGGCGCCGCCATACAGCAGCACCTCTCGGCCAGCCTGCAGGTCGTCATCCGAGATCAGTTCGAACGTGTCGGTTACCGGCAGCAGCCCGGTCGCGTGATCCAGATGGATCGTGTAGTGCCGGGTCAGTGGCTGCTGTGTCCGGAGGTAGTTCCGGACCTTCTCCAATGTCAGCCACTTCGCGCCGATCGCCCCGGTCCCGGTCGTATCGTCACCGTCGGTACCGACATACAGATGCACCCGGGCATTCGTGATCGACGTCGAGGCTCCAGAGATCGACAGGGGTGGAAGCGTCAGCGTACCGACGATCGCCGCGCCGGTGTCACCTTCTGCTTCCACCGTTCCAGAGATCGACAGCGCCGGGAGGGTCAGTTCTCCACGTACGACAGCATCGTGGTCCATCGTGACGCTGAAACGATCAGCCAGGAAGACCTCGGTATCGAGAATCTCCATAGCCGTGTGGGGTACGCCAGCGAAAACCCGGTAATAGATATCACCGTGGAATCCCAGATCGAGCCCCTTGAACGATCCGATTGAAGGGAGTACACCATCGGGATTGCTGTCCAACGTCGTCGGGCTGTAACTGCCGTTCGAGTTGGTCACCTCCACACCGTTCACCCGAAGCGTTGCCGTCGTCCCCTCAATCTTGACAGCCAGAATTGCCACACTGCCGGCACTGTAGGCCTGTTGTGCTATCAGCGTATTATCGCTGATATCCCGCATGAACACCTGGAAGTTACCTGCTGATGTTGGCGCCTGAATCGTCAGGACTTCATCGTCAGGATTGCCGTAATTCACATACAGGAAACCATGATCGAACGGCGAAACCGGTGCCAGGGCTTTCACCACGAAATACATGGTGAACTCTGGCATGCTCGAACTGAAGATCTCCGGGGTGTGGAGTGTCTGCACGGTTCCTGCCCCTACACGCGCTGGCTCGCCGTCGTACCGTTCTGCGGCATGGCTACCGATGATTGCCGTCTTATAGACCGGCCGCCTGCCTGATGTCCCCTGTGTGGCATCGTTGCCATTGGACGACGAGTCGACAGCGGTAGCAATAGCAGCATTGTCCGCGAGCCCGTAGGCATCCGGATCATGAACGGCAAGTACGCCGCGGGCCAGTGTAGGATCGAACGGCATGGGCTGTTAGTTGGCCGGCATTGTGATTGTAAGACCAGTCACTGTGATGACCTGGCCAGCGGTTACTACGGTCGTCGCTACTCCATCGACGCTGATGGTCATGGCACCACCGCCGCCCGTTGCGGTCACATCGCAGATCGCGATTACGGTTGCATCCGACTTGCGAATAACTGCATAGGTGATCGTACCGCTGTTGTCGGCCGAGCTGTCAGCCGTGATCGAGTTGGCAGTGATGACGCCAGCCGATGCCGAGCCGAACGCAGTAGAGCCAAACGTTGTGGTTCCTACCAGTGTGCCTGTGATCGATGAATTAGCATTCGCCGGCAGCGAGCCGGTACGAAACTCGATCGTTCCGGAATTGTGGAGAGCTGCCGTAGCATTGGCCAGGGCGTTCTGCGTTGCTGTCGAAATTTTGAAGATTGCCATAATTAGAGAGGAGTCACGATTATTGGAAGTTCGAAAGCGTCATAGTTGAAATCGTTCGGAGGCATCGCCGCGCCGTTGCTGATGATCAGCTCGTAGGCCTTGCTCCCGATCGGGATGATGTTCCGCTTGCCGGTCAGCAGGTAGGTCACCAGCGCCAGGATCTGCTCGGCTGGATCCTCGTCGAGGGTGCCCCCGTTGAACTGCCGGATGTACAGCTTGTAGATCCGGTTCCAGGTAGCGGGATCGTCCTCAGTAGCCTCGGCCTTATCGAAGCCATCGAAGGAGAGAAAGGCCCGGGAGGGACCATCGGAGAGCGTTGCACCCAGCCAGCCGGAGAGATCGCGCCCGCTGCCGTACTTGATCTCCCCCAGCTCAGGCCAGCCGTCACCGATTCGATCGATCAGTACTGATACGATCGTCATGCCTCTACCTCGACTCCGAATCGTTCCTTGCACACTGGGCACTCAACGATCCCTGTAGGCACGGTAGTGAGCAGCGTGAACGGTACGCCGCATCGAATGCACCCGGCCTGTAGCGACTTGGCAGGGATGTACACCGTGGCCTCGTTGGGCAGGGGCATCGTTATGTGCATGAAATTCGAACCGCCGCTGATCTTGCTCATCAGGTTACTCCGAATGATCCACCGTTGCCCTTCACCCCCAGCGCCTTGCTGAACGCCTCGAAGCCTACCTTCCGCTGCTGCCTGCCGTGCGCTGTGCCCTGCTTTGCCATCCCCCAGCCGTCGTATCCTGCCTTCCGGTTGCCGGCTGCCACCGCCTCCGATCGCTTGCTCTTGAATCCGAGGGTGATGGTGCAGCCCACGAAGTCCCGCTCGGCTGGCACCACCTTCCGCACTACGAAATCATTGGCTGTCTGACCGGTCAGCCGGAGCTTGTCCCCGACCTTCTTGGCAGCATAGACAGTCTTAGCCTTGGACTTCCGTCCGATCTTTCCCGATCGGATATACTTCTGCTTCTGCTTCACATACCGATCGGTATACGGGGACTTCATCGGGCCATTGATCCCGAGGCCCTTGATATTGTCGTTCAGGATCTGCTTACGCATTGCTTCGCCCATGGCACGGCCGGCTGCCACGACCTTTGGCCGGGGGAACTTCTCCGCCACTTTCTTTTTCAGCACCAGGCTGATGTCCTGTTTAACCGTTGCCATTGCTCAGAGCGTAATGCGGTTGCTGTTGCAAGTATGCTGTGTGGAGTACTCGGAAATCGTTATAGCTAATCTTCAGACAGGTGTACTCATTGTTGCGCAGATACACTGCTGTCACCGGTTGACCCTCGAATGGGAATGCCTCGCTGTACTGCATCACCTCCGCCAGGTTGATCGTCGTCCGTCGCCACTCCCGAGCCTCGCTATTCAGAGCAAGCTCCGCATTGCGACTATCGGTCTCTGGGTTGCGGACGATCTCTTCTGTATCTACCCACTGAATCACAGTCCTATCCTCACGCTGTTAACTCTCGGCCCCATAACTTTCCTGCTGATCGATGCAAACCGGGCCTTTGCTGCATCGTACTCGGCGTCGTAGTGCTTCCACTGATGGAAGGTCTGCGACTCCGGGCCCTCCTGCATCTTCTGCATGATCAGGGAGAGTTGCTTCAGGGCCAGTGCCCGCTGGAAGAAGGGCAACTGATCGGTCAGCAGCTCCTCGAGGGCCGTCGTATGCTGGGTGCTGGTGCGATCGTAGCCGCGGGCTGTCTGAATGTCGGTCAGCATTGCACGCTGGGCTGTCTCGATCATGCAGTCCAGAGCCGAGCTGGTATTCGGGAAGGGAGCCCCCTTGCCGGTCCGATCGCACAGAGCCTGTACGTAATCGAAGTGTGGCTCGAAGTCTTCCCTGGTTGCCTTCAGTTCGGAGTAGATCATGGGTCTCAGGTCATAAGTATGAGGGGCAGGTTGTGTGCCGGGAGGGTCCGTCATGGCAACGGATGAATAAAACACTCTCCCTGCCCCTCAAGATTACTGCCTACGCCAGAGGAAATACTGGTCGTAGTACGTTGCGCTGGTCGAGTCACCGGTACTGAATCCCGTAAGCACATTGCGTACGCGCAACTGTGTTGCCCCAGGTATCAGATCGGTGCCAGGTTGTCGGAGTACCCAGCCCTTCGATTTGTCGGTCGTAGTAGTCACCGAGCCAAACTTCAGGGTATCCCGAATGGTCAGCCAGTTGCTGCCGATCAGGTAGTCGACGTAGACCTTCACGATCATCGAATCTGTACCCTTAGTGGCCGTGGCCAGGGTGACGTACTGATACTCGTTCGGGATCACGATCCCGCTGGTATCGGTCCGACTGGTCGTGTGGGTGAAGGTCTTGGTTCTAAACGTCCGGGTCAGCAGCCCCTGCGCGCTTACCTCGCCGACGAGGAGGAACGACAGCAGGAGCATCACTATCGGCAAGAGGAGTACTCTCGGCAGATTCAGGTTCTTCATTGGTTGTTTCGTTTGGGTTGTCGATTTCGACGCACCCCGTTCGGAGTGCGTTCCGTTCGGCGATCGAGCCAGCGACCACGTCAAAGACCTGGCCGCTGGACTCGTGTTTAAACCATTTCGTCATAGCTTACCTGCTACTCGTAGGCACCCTTATTGTAGGTTCCGACGCTCATTTTGAGAGGCTGAATGATCTTCGCACCGTAGACGTAGAGCCCCTTGACTCCCGTCGCGAAATCGTTCTGCAGGCGAACGGTCTCGACCTTCTGCAGGGCCTGTGCAAGGGTGATCGGATTGGGGCCGACCATGATCTTGTACTTCGTCGCTGTGGTGTTAGCCACGTTGTTGGAGACATACACGCCGGCGATGCCATTGACACCGCTGACGATCAGTCCCTCCTGTACTCCAGCCTTCACGCCAGCGTCGCCCATGGCGGTCTCGCGGTTGATGCCCAGCTCCTTCAGGAGCATCGTGCCGAACCATGGCGGAACAACTGCGTTCAGCGCTCCCTTGACCTTGCTGACGGTCAGGGCTTCCACCTGGCGGGCCAGTGCCGTCGACGGACGAACCTCGCCGGTACCGAGACCGATAGTGATCGGTGCGCCGGTGGTACCGTAATCGTTATCGCTGGAGGCCTGGCTGTGCAGGCTGGCGAGGAACTGATCCCGGGTATCCTTGATCGCGAACGCTGCCCGCTGTGAGCCGATGTCGATGAGCCGGAGGGTCGATCCGTACTGATCGGTGTCCTTGACTTTGAATCGGAAGTACTTCTCCTGGTCGACGGCCAGCGAGAGAGCATCGTCGTCGAGATCCTCCCAGTCCGCATCGGTCCAGGCGCCGGTATAGTCGTCGACCGACACATCGCCGATATGGATGATGTGGACTGTCTTCGCGGTGGCTGCATCCCCCTCGTAATCCGAGTTGGTCAGCGCCTGCTCGTAGACGCTCATTGCGTCGAGGTTCTCGGCAATCTTTGCCGACCAGACCTCTTGCTGTGAAGCTGTAATTGCCATTATGAAATACTATGTGAGACTCACTTCTTGCCGACTTTCGCCAGCTCTGCATTGAACGCTGCGGCGATCTTCTTCTGGTCGCCGCCGGCAACTGCCTCGTCGAGGGTCGGGGTAGTATCCCCGCTTCCACCTGCCGGCTGCCGGACATCGCTGCCCGTCGGCTTCGGAAGATCCTCGGCAAGAGTCCGCAACGTCTCCAGGGGGAGGGATGCGTACTTGCTCCGGATGCTCTCTGGAATCGTGGCCAGCACGGCTTCCTTGGCTGCCTCGTCCTGCGATGCGTAGCCGGAGAGCTTGGTATCCCGTTCCTCGACCTGCTGCTTCAGCCGTGCGATCTCCTCGTTCTTGGCCGTCAATAGCTCGGCACTGTTGCCGTTGGCTGTGGCGATCTTGTTCTCGAGGGCGATTTTCTCGTTCTGAAGCTCGACGTTCTTTGTCCGGTAGTTGCCAGCCTCACGCCGGAGATCCTTGATCATGGCGTGGCAGGCCCCGACGTCGGTCGGAAGTGAGTCGGTGTTTGGTTCTGTTGGCGTCGTCTTCACCGGATCTTCCGGTGTATTCGCTCCTGGCGTGTTCGGCTGGGGATCTGCCCCGTTTGGGTCTGGCATGATTAGACTGATTGTGGAGCCGCCTGGGCTCCGTTAGTTGGTGCAGGCTCGGGCTTCGGTGGTATCTGCTTACGTGCTGCATCCTCGGTGAACTGGTAGGTTTCAACGAGGATGGCAATGGCAGACTCCAGCGTCAGCGCCCCTGCGTAATACTTCTCGGCAATGGAGATGACAGCGATCTTGTCACCTACCCCACGCTCGACCGTAGCCGCTACCTCGGTCTCCAGGTTGGCAGTAGTAGCCGGCGGTGGTACCGGCGGGATCTCTCCCTCGGTATAGATCTTCAGGACCGGCAGAACGGAAGCATAGAGTAACCGTCGGTCGCTGATCCGCTTCACGGCCTCGGCCTCGGTGATCGCATGGTCGAGACCTTCCCATTTCATTACGAACGTTTCCAGCGGCATGATGCCGGCAGCCACATTGATGGCATCGAACTTCCGCTCGGCTTCTGGCTCGATGGCTGCACGAGGCTCGGAGAACTCCGTCGACATCTCCGGCAGCAGCTCAGGCAGGCCTGACTCCTTGCGATCGACCCTGGCCACCAGTGCGGTCATCTCGGCCAGGCCTCGCTCGAAATCGTTCAGCACTGGCAGATCTCGCTTGCGACGGTCCAGCAGTTCCAGCATCTCGATCATCAGGGCGATACCGGTAGGTGGCACACCCCCCTGCCGACTGGCCAGGAAGTTTGGCAGACCGACCTCGCGCAAGAACTCCTCGCGCCGGTTCATTCGCTCCTCTCCGATCTCCCCGAAGTGACTGTCGGCCGACACCGTATCCAGCTGCGGCGGGAGCAGCGGATTGATGTCATTACCGGCCTGTGCATCCTCGATCGTGATCACCTTGCCCGGGCTCAGGCTGGCATTGTTGGTATTCCACTCCATGTTCGTGGCTACCCACACGCTGAAGCCGTTGAAGAGGAGGTTGTTGAACCCGATCCACTTCAGGCTGTTGTCGATCAGTGAGGCCTCGACGATTTCAAAGAGCCCGCCCCCCATGGCATCATCGGTCGATCTGCTGGCCACCATCTGCAGGGGAACGTGAGGGATCTTGCCGTATGGGTTCGGCCGAGGCTGGCCGATCGGCTGTGCATCGGCATCGTAAGCAGTTACCAGCTCGTCAGTCCAGACCTCGAATACCTGCTTCCGCTCCCCCTTCTTCGGCCGATCGACAGCGATCCAGACCGCCTTCAGCTTGTCAGGCTCCCCGGGATCGTCACTCAGTACCACCCGGAAGCAGTCTGGCAGCAGTGTCTGGAATCGGCACTTGCCATTGAAGGTGAAGTAGGGCCGTACCAGGACGTAGTTCGTCAGGGTGGCCATCTCGTGAGCGTGACGAAGCTCGACGTTCGCCCGGGCCTCGGTGTAGTACCGGGTCAGGATGTCATTCGTCACGGTCTGGTTGCTGAACTTCCGGGTCGGGTCCTCGGCATAGGCGATGCAGATGTTGCGGAGTACCTTCGGCGCCAGGCTGCCCGTCGGTAGCTGTTTCCTGCCGACGTTGAGAGCATCGCTATCCTTCCCGATCGAGAAGGGACCTCGGAGGAAGTTGAACAGCAGGGACTGACGATCGGCGATGTTCGACTCGGAGGAATCCTTGAACGAGGCCAGGGCTGAACGATAGCACAGATCGACCAGGTTGAACGGGGTCTTCCCCCAGACCGTCTCGATCTCGGGCAGGAACGTGTCCACGTAGTAACGTGAGCTGCCGATAGATTCTGCGCTGATGTCGTTTTGGCTCATTAATAGTTCACTTTCGCCCGCTTCCGGAGGGTCAGCTTTGCGAATGCTCCACTGGTTGCGTCGACCTGATCCTTGTACTTCCCTCCCATTGGGAACCCTACCAGCTCCGACACGTATGCTTTATTCCAGTCCGCCTTCTTCAGTCGCACGTTGCCTGCCTCGGCATACGATGCGAACGGTCTGGCTCTCGTCTCCTTGCTACCCGTCGACACCTCGACGTGAGCAGGGTATCCCTTGAGGATCTTCACAAACCCCATTGCTGCCTCCTTACCTCCCGAGCCTCCCTCCTGCTCCTGCCAGATTTCAACCGAGCCCCTGCCGTACTCTCGTGCGTCCGCTTCAGCGGTCGCCAGGATCATCGTATCGCGCTCGTACTGGGACCACTGGCCCCGAACGATGTCCTCGATGTAGATGATTCCTTGCGGGTCCAAGGCCAGGAGCGCCCCGACGGTGAAGGCCCCGCCTCCTTCGGTACCGGCGCGATCCCAGTATCTGATACGGAATGCCTGCCGGGGAACTTCATCGACCGTTCGCACGAACCATTCACGCTTGAAGAAGTCTCCGGCCTTGGGCCTGGGTCGCTGCTGAAACAGAGCATCGAAGAAGTAATCGCCGATCTTCTTGGCGATCTGCTTCAGCCTGGCCAGCGAATACCGAGGGGGACAAAGCGCCTCATCAGGCTCTCGGAACTCAGGCTCTACGGTGCAACTCTCGGGAAACGTCTGGCGTTCGGCTTCCGGCTCGGAGATGGCCGGGAAGTTGATGATGTGCCAGCACTCGGGATCTTGGCTCTCCTTCTCCAGGAGATATCCCGACAGATCATCTTCGTTCCATCGGGTCTGCACCATCACCAGCGATGCGTCCGGCTCCGATCGGGTGTACCAGGTTGAGTCCCACCAATCGCGATGGCGCGATCTGATGACCTCGCTATCCGCTTCCTCGTGGTTCTTGATCGGGTCATCGGTAATGCCAAGGTGGAAGCCCTTGCCTGTTGCCGGACCACCTACCCCTGTCGCCCAGAGTCCCCCGCCGGCGCCGGTCTCCCAGTGCTTCACGGCGGAAGCGTCACCGGAGAGAGTTCCTCCTGATCGGGTGTAGTTCTCACGGGCATTCCGGCTCAGGGTGTACGCCAGATCGGCAGCATAACTACTGATGGCTGCCCATCGCTCGGGATGACGGTACAGGTAGTACGCTGGAAACAGCCTCGATACCAGCTCCGACTTCCCATGCCGAGGGGGCATGAAGACCATGAGCCTCGACAGATCGCCGTCAGCGACCCGCTGAAGGGCATCAGCAAGTATCACGCAGTGGGGATACCACTGGTACCG